GATAACTTTTACCTCTACTCTGGTAACCAGGGGTAGTGCTTCTTCTATGAGTTGAGTGGTGGGGTTGAATATGCGTATAGATACGTTGTAAGGATGTAAATAGGTTCTCGAGGATGAGTGATTCCATTGAACCAATTATTTTAATTTCTAACGACTACTTCTTGTTGCTGTATAAAACCACGAAGGGTGTGTTCGCATCCTGACCTGAGGGACTTCCGTGCCCAAAGGGATCGAACAACTACTTTTTTATGGATACTCCTAAAACAATTTGTTGCTGTGGCGCAGTAACTAAGGTGCTTTGAAAGTAGTAAGTGTGAGGCGTGTGTACCAATTGGACACTCAAGATCGCACTATAAATCGCCAAATGATGACCTTCGCTCAATTCAGCGGAGGGGTTCTTAAAAGTTTAATCTGAAATCTTATAATGAATTGCTAGTCAAGATGACGTGAAAGTAACACTAAATCACAGGGAATCTTCTTCCCCTGGAACAAATAGAAGAAAACACCCACGGAACTCAGGTGGGAAAGGTGCTTCGGCATCGCGGCCTAGCAAAAAGCAATGGCGACGTGTACAAAATTCACGTAGGCAGGCACGCAACAGTTTGGACGACAATGTCAGACAATTTCATGCGGAAAAAGACGCTGAAATAGACGCATTGGAAACCAAACTGGAGATCAATCAAGATCTCGACAACCTTCACATGGTAGTCAACCGTAACCAATTTGATACGGGAGGATACGATCAGAAACGCACTCAAGTATATTCTACTGAGACAAACGGCGTTATCCTCGTTCAAGGTTACACCCGGGTCCAGGGCAGGACAATCTCCGTTATCGCGAGAACCTGCTTTTGGGATGGTGACACTACAAAGGTGAAGGAGCAGTCCCATGACGGTCTTCTCTATTGGGTAGAGGATCACGAATGGAGATCTGCTGAAAGTCTTTTCAATATAGCACCGGTCTATATTGAAGAGCGCATGAAACTTGCGTTGCGAGTTACCATGGACAAGTTGAACTTGGAAAAGGCTTATGACCAAAATGCGATCATTAGACAAGCTACCGCTATCTATAAACGCAGGTACACGCGTCACCCTTCTCTATGCGCTGATTTATCAGCTTTAGTCAACTCTCCGTGGTTCTATGAACAACTACAAGAACGTGAGTTAATTCATGCAGAGCTGTGGGAGCAGCAAGCAATATCTAGAATACGATGCGTCCTAGGACGACGTGGGCTGGATTTTGACATTGAGTATCAAAAGGCACTCGAGATAGTCTCTAACGGAGGCTTTTTCAATTCTATCAATATGACACAGCTAGCTGTTGTTATACAAATGTCTTTATCATATGGTACCAAGTCAGCCGCACTTTTAGTCGCGATATTGCATGCACTCCGCCGCTTGATGGGGGTCAAATACAATAAGTGTTTCACACGTCGATCTTGGCGTGATATTGTATATGACTTTCTTACTGGCCACAAAGAGCCCGTCTACCCTACTAGACGTCTAGCTCTGCAACACATGTTGCAAGCCTTTCCATCACACTTCCAGATGATGCCAGCCTCCCTAGCCTGGTTAAGAAAGAGCACGGTCACCATCGAGCGCCTGCCTGGCATTGTAACGCAAAACGCAACAGTTACAACATCTTATGATGAGGCAGAAGAGGTCAAGGAAACCAAAATTGATATATTTGGTACTACCATCCCTGGCCCCATAGTTTACCCCGAATCAAACGCCCAGAACCTTCATGCTGGTGTGCTGATTAGGATGTGTCAAGGTGAATTGGCAAATCCTGAGGCTGCTGAGGCTTTCTCCGAAAAGTCTCGCCGTTTGATTGACGAAATGCCAGATTTCCACTACCACGAACCACATGATGACGAGCTGTCAACGTTCTTTGTTTCACAATACGGAACCGCCAAAGCAGCACGACTCATGGAGATGCGTGATGATATGTTGGAAAACGAGCATAAGGCATCGACCTTATTCGTCAAGGGAGAGCCATACCTCGGCAAGGACGAAGATACATTCAAACCCCGAATGATCTGGAGTGCGGATGAGTTAATCATCGCGAAATTTTCGTACTTCTTCTCGAAACTGTCGAAATTTTTCACCGGCATCTGGGATGGCAACGAACAGTTTTACTACAGCAATTGCGCCACTCCAGATACTATAGGGATGTTCACTGAACGTATGTTTCGTGATTTTGATTATGTCACCGAGAGTGACGTTTCCAACTGGGACGGATCATTATCACCATGCATGCTGGATATGGAAACATATTTCTTAACGAACAAAGTCGCAGGTTTACCTGATATAGACTGGCTCTTAAACCGTTGGTACAACGTCGACGGACACAATAGAGACAGAACTGTTAGGGTGAAACTGAATCACGGCCGACGTTCCGGAGATTTATGGACCTCCCCGAAAAATTCATTATTAAATATTCTGATAACCATGTTTGTTTACGAACTTGAGTGGGACGATGATTTTATGATGATGGTGTTAGGAGACGATAATGTGGTGGCCCTGAGAGAACCACCTTCCCATAATCCCGAACACGTATACAAAGCTTTAGGCATGAAATGTGCCATCCAAGTTAGAGAATCTATTGAACATGTCACTTATTGTTCAGGCAGGTTTTGGAAAGTTGGAGATTCTTATCGATGGGGTAACCTCCCCTTCAGGATGCTTATGAAATTAGGCATGAATCACCACAACCATCCTCCTTCTCACTATCGGCAGCTTTTGTATGGAACAGCTAAAGGAATGTTATGCACAGCAGGACATATACCTATCGTTGGTTCAATATTACGTGCCATTATCGATACAGCCGAGGCCAATGGTATAAGGGCTCGCGTTGATTCTCGACACAAAAACCCGTTCAGAGTGCAGGGTGGAGACTGCATGATGCCGGACATGGATACATATGCTCAGTTTTCTGAAATCTACGAATTAGATATAGTGACTATCATGATGCTTGAAGAAGCAATTGATTGTACGTTCGACATAATGAACACACCATGTCTTCTACTGGATGAAATTTTTATTAATGGATTACAGGTAGATCTTGAAACAGAGTGTGGTGTTCCTCAATATGAATATCTTTCAGATGAGGATGGATTCCCAAACTTCCCACGTGACCCATTTGTACTTGGCCCCCGAGCTGAGGAACAATGGAAATTAGCTGGTGGAAGAAATCCAATCCGTGCCCTCTCACGAGCTCGGCAATTAGGAGCAGCCGAGAATGCTTTCAATCCTCGAATCAACCATATATGGCTTCATTCGTTATTCACGTTAGTGTCCCTGATCTCATTAGATTGGGGTGTTGGACTACATTCAGCATTTAACATTTTCGCAATGGGTAATGGATACAACTATTGTCGTAAAAATGGAAGAAGAAGAGGAAGAGGAGCCCGAAGAAATGGAAATGCTAATAACCGTACTGGCCGCAGAAATCGTCGCAACAAGTTTGCCGCTTCTGCTCTCCGTCAAGGAGGCCAAGCCCTCGGAAATTACTTTGCCCCTGGTATTGGTGGAACCATTGGATATGGAGCCGGTGCCGGGATTTCCCAGATCATGGGTTTTGGTGACTATACTGTTAGTAGGAACAGTGTCACTGAAGCACCTTACTTCGGTCGTGGAAATCGCAGTGTGACTATGCGTCACCGTGAATTCGTACAGGATATCACGGGAAGCACTGCTTTTTCAGCAAGTTCATACTTGATCAATCCAGGAAACGAAACCTTGTTTCCTTGGTTAAGTGGAATTGCACTCTCATTCCAACAATATCGTATTAAAGGATTAGTATTTTACTTTAATAGCACGAGCGCAGATGCCCTTAATAGCACTAACACTGCCCTAGGGACTGTAATCATGGCTACGAATTACGATGTGAATGAGGCCAATTATACTAGTGCACCCGAGATGCAGGCCAGTTATTTCTCAACCTCTAACAAACCTTCGGAAGATGGAATACATGCTTTAGAGTGCGACCCTTCGCAACGTCCAATCGACGTCATGTACATCAACCACGGTGGTGAGAGTTCAGTTGAGGATTTACTTTACAATCACGGCAACTTCCAACTGGCAACAGTTGGTATGCAAGCTGCTGCGACCATTGGTCAACTTTGGGTATCCTATGAGATTGAGTTAATGAAACCTCGATTCTCGGATCCGTCACAAGCAAATTCATGGTACACAGCTTCCGCATGGGATCTTACTGACATTATGGGTGATTCAACCACAGCATCACAGCTGGGCCCCGCAATCGTCGTAGACACTCTAGCAGGAACTATCGACCTTTCCCCCTGGAGAGGTAAACAAGTGTGTATAGGAATTACCTGGACAGGCACAGGTTTGGCAAGCGCAGGCATAAGCGCAGCTCTAACGTCCGGATTAACCGCATTATCCGTGCACGAAAATGGGACAGTAAGTAGTTACTCTACAATATCGGCAACCTTATTCCAATATACAAGGTTTGTTACGGTCACTAGTGATCAAACGATAGTACCCATTATAACGGTGGACCACAATTTCTCCGCAGGTTCACCAACTTACACCGATCTGATCGTGTGGGAATTGGAACACGTCAACACTATTTAAGTGTATTAGAAAACACTGTTGACGTTTTGAGGTCTTCAATAAAAATGCTGAATAAAACTACCTCATATTTGAAGTGAAAGGGGCATAAGTACCCAACATCCATAACGGCCTAGAGTCTC